TTCCTACGCTGTCGGATACGTACACGATTGCGTCAGCAATCTCGCAGGATTACTTGATCTATTCTTCGGGCGAACTCGAAGCACAGATTGGCATCGCTGCCTTTCCGCGCGGAATGCAAAACGTACAGGTTGAGTACATCGCCGGACAGACATACATGCCGGGCGATCTCTGGCAGGCGTTGGGTAAGTACATTCGCTACCTTGTGCTGAACACAAACGCGCGCATTCCCGACCGGGCAACTTCCGAGACTACACAGTTTGGTACGTTCCGTATCGGTCAGGCGACGGCATGGAAGTCGCCGACCGGCTTGTCGGAAATCGACGCCGTACTAGAGCGTTACGGCGAGCGATTGCCGTCGTTCGCGTAAATGGGGACGCGATGTATGTCGAGTGTCCCGATTGTCACGGCACTGGCAAAGTTCGATTCATGCAAGTGCCTACTGCGCCGGAAGTGCTTTGCCACCGTTGCGGCGGCGCAAAGCGTATCGTGTACCGTGACCCTGCTCCGCGATATCGGGGTCGATATCGGCTCGACAAGTGCGTCTGCGAGGATGGTAGCGTGACGAATGTCTATGGGGTACGCGAGGCGTGTCCAAAGTGTCTCGGGGAAGGCGCGGTTCGGGTGAAGGTCGATGCCTAGTCCGACCGCAACGACAACCGCGCTCGCGTTCGAGGCCGCACTGCTCGCAGCCTTACAGGCCGATGCTAACCTGACCGGCGCATCGCCACCGTGGCAGATTACCGACGTATATCCGGGTAATACGCAGACGGCATATGCGATCTATTTCGGCAAGATCACGAACGCCAATGGGTTGCCGGTTATGGCCTCAACGGCGCGCATCAAGCGTTCGGAAGACTACGTTCTAGACGTAATCATCGATGTCTCGGATGGCATGGCCGACACGCAAACGGCAAAGCAATTGGCACTTGGCGCGCTGGGCGAACTCGACAACATTCTCGCGACCTTTCCGTCCGGCCCGACGGGTATCTTGACGGTCACGAACGCAGGCGGCGCGAACACGACTGGCGCATGGAAGGCTTACGTGTCGGGATGGGAATTGCGACCCTATCTTGATGAAACCCGGCAGGGCTGGGCGGTTCTCCTTACCGCGCGCGTGAGCGTCAGTGCGCGGCTCGGGTAGAATGTAACCATGACCGACGAAGTTGCTGCCGCTGAGGCTGCCGTCGCACAAGCTGAGGCTGATCTGAAGGCCGCCGAAGACGCTTCGAAGCCCGCCGAGACACCGCCCGCGCCGGTTGAACCCGCGCCCGCAGTCGTCGATGCGGAGCAGCCGGATCGTCCGGCTGGATCGTCGCCGATTACGGAAGACCTTCAGCGCCGTTGGCTCAATGACCGCGAAGTCGTAGGCTAAAGACATGGTCGATACGATCCATTCGGGTCTTGCATCGCAGCTAATGATCGTGCCGGAAGTTACCTACGGCACGTTTGTCACACCGACGCGGTCACTTGAACTCGTCAGCGAAAGCATGAAGACGAGTATCGAGCGCATCGAAAGCAAGGGTCTTCGCGCCGGTCGCCGCGTCGTTGGTAAGTGGCTGCCCGGCAAGGCGACGAGCGCGGGCGACGTGAACCTCGAAGTCAACGGTATTGGGTTCGGCATGGTCTTTCAGCACTGTTTCGGGACAGACACGATTACCGGCCCAACCGACACTGTCAAATACACGCATACGATGTCGCCGACCGATCTTCCAGTCGGATTCTCGATGCAGATTGGCAAGCCATCTATCGACGGCACGGTGCAGCCGTTCTCATATGCCGGTTGTCGTGTCAATACATGGGAACTCTCGCTGAAGGTTGGCGAACTTCTCGGCCTGAAGCTGGGAATCGTGGCACAGTCTGAGGTTGCGCTGTCGGGTTCTATCCCGCTTGCTACTTACGCCGACCCGGCAATCCATCTGATCTCCTTTGCGGGTGGCCTCGTGCAAGCTGGCGGCGTCGAAGTTGACCTGAAAGACTTTACGTTCAAGGGCGATAACAAGCTGGACGTTGGGCGTCATATGATTCGCAACGCTGCCACCATCAAGCAACCGCTAGAGAACTCGTGGCGCGAATACACCGGAACCTTTACTGCCGACTTCGAAAGCATGACGCAGTATAACCACTTCATCAACGGCGACGAACTTACGCTGACCGCGACGTTCAACGGTGGCCTCATTCCAGGCGGCACAACGAGCGTGTATGCGGTCATCATCACGGCGAATATCCGGTATGACGGCGACACGCCGGTTGTCAATGGGCCGGGGCTGCTCGGGCTGACCGTGCCGTTCAAGGTTTCAGCGTCTGGCGCGACCGATGCGGCGGCGATCTCTGTCGTCTACACGACCTCAGACAGCGTCGTCTAGCGGGGATCGGCCCGATGGCCCGAATCCCCCATAACATTTCAAGATCAGCGGACGCTCCGCGTGGCTCAGTAATCGTTCCCCATAACATTAGGCCATGACAGAGACGGTTATACGGGTCACCGGGCTGAAGGAACTCGTCGATTACCTGAAGACCACGACCGACGAGAGAATGCCGAAGGCGCTCCGTGAGGCCGGGCAGGGCGTCGCTCAGGAAGTGGCCGAGATCGTCAAGGCACACATTCCGGTCGGCCGGTCAGACTATCCGGGCGGCGGGCCGGACCCTCACCCCGGCCAACTGCGCGGCTCGGTTAGTTCACGATCTGAACTCTTATACTCGATGGTGGAAATCGGCAAGGGTGACGCTGGAAAGTACGCTCGGCCGCAGATGTTCGGCCGGACGGGGCGCTACCGGCATCTCTATGGTCCGATATGGGACGATATCCAGGCCGTCAAAGCACGGCTCGCGACCGAATACGCTGCCGCGCTCGACGCGGCGGTTCACCCCGAAGGAAAGTAAATGGCAGCAAGGAAGCCCGCTGAGGCCGCATCCGTGATCGACATCAACCTCGATGACATCGATTGGGACGAAATGGAGCAGATCGAGGCGCTTGCCGGGCACAATATCTCGGCCGAGTTCGAAGCGAACAACCTCTCGATGCGGACAATTCGAGCCTTCGTCTTGTGGAAGCTGCGTCAGTCGGACCCAAAGATGACCTTCGATACGATGCCGACGATGCGTAGTCTGTCGGTCAATATTCGCCGGATGACGCCGGTCGCTAAGGGGAAGCCCGACCCTTTAGCGTCACCCGTAACCCGTACACGCTCGCAAAGCTAGTCAAGTTCTACGGCATCGCGCCGTCAGAAATCCGCAAACTGAAGCCGCTTCGCTACCTTCAGGCACTTACCGAGTACATGGAGCATGTCGAAGCGGCTGAGCAGGCCGAGTTCGATAGACTGAACGGGCACGGTCGCCGGTAAGCCGCCCGCCTGAATACGCGACAATGGGGGTATGAGCGACCCGGTAATTGATATTCGCGTAACTGCGAACACGGAGCAGGCCGACGTTGCGCTGAAGAAGGTCGGCGAAACCGCGAAGTCATCGCTAGGCAAGGGTAGTCCGCTTGAAACCGCGAGTATTCAAGGCGGTAACTCTGTTCAGAAGGTCGGCGACCGTTTCGTCACGGTCACGAAGCACTCAACCGAATATAGAGACGCTAACCTTCGTCTTGTCAAGGCTCAGGAAGCACTCAATAACATAACCGCGACCGGCGTTGCGCGCGATATCGAAGTTGAGGCTGCAAAGCTGCGTGTTGCAAAGGCGTCTGAACACTTCACGGAAGTGCAGAACAAAGAGAACAAGGTTCTGCAAGGCACGAAGAAGGGAATGACGGCGGTCGGTCAAGGGACCGAAGGATTGTTCGCCGCGTTCAGTGGATTGTCGCTTTACGGCGGCTCCGTGGCCGTTGCGTTCTCTGCGTTGGGTCTTGCATCGACCAAAGTCCTAGAGGAGTTCAATAATCAGAAGGCCGCTAACCTTGCGCTAAATCAGGCGATGCAAGACGCTGGCGAGAAGATCACCCCGCAGTGGACGCAGTCGCTTCGTGACGCGCAGACAGCGGGCGAGAATCTAGGGTTCGAGCAGTCGCAGACAACGCAATCGCTGGCTAACCTTACGCTCGCCGGACTGTCTCAGAAGCAAACGCTCGCACAATTGCCGCTCATCATGGACTTGGCGCGGGCGAAGGGTTTGTCGCTTGCCGATGCGACCGAAGTCATCATCAAGGGCATCAACGGGCAAACGCGCGGCCTGAAGGATTACAACATCGCCGGACTGCTCACGCTGCCGACGACAGCTTCGATGGCGAACGCTGCAACAACGCTCGCGAAGGATCATGCCGCCGCTGGCACCGCATTCGACGCAGTAACCGCCGCAGAGAAGCGATACGGCGACGGCTCGAAGCAGGTTACGGCCGCGTACGCAAAGTATGAGGCCGCGATGGCAAAGGTCAATGCGGAGCAAGAGAAGCTAAACACGACACAGAACCTAGCCTATGTGCGCGCGCACAACCTCTCGATTATGCACGAAGAACTTTCGAAGAAGGTTGGCGGGCAGGCAGTCGCAGCTACGCATTCGCTGGGCGTTGAGTGGCAGATCATCTCGGCGCGGTTCAACGACTTCGCGGGTCAGGCAATTCCAAAGATCGAGGCCGGGGTCGCTACCATGCTTCAGGGTATCGGCGTCGGCATCAATTGGCTTGCGAAGAACGTCTTCCCGGTCATCGGCGAAATCGTTAGCGTCATCTCGTCTGACATCAAAGCCGTAGCGCCGATCTTCATCGGTGCGTTCAAGGTCATCGTCACCATCGTCTCGACGTACGTGAAGATTGTTGTCGGGATATTCAAGGTAGAGTTCGCCATCATAAGCGGGATCATCACAACTGTTGTGCATCTCATCGGCGGCATCGCAAACGTGGTGCGCGGGGCGTTCTCGGTCATCGGCACCGTTATAACTGTCGCGCTTGCCGGGCCGAAGGCCATTATCGACGGACTAATTACGGGGATCAACTGGATCATCGGATTGATCGATGCGATCAAGATACCGAAGATTCAGGTCGGCCCGGTCACGTTGTTCGCCGGGTGGAATGGACTGCAACTGCCGAAGATACCGATGTTGTACGAAGGCGGCATCGCGCTCGGGTCAAGCGGCGGATCGCTTGCCATTGTGGGCGACAAGGGTCAGGATGAGGCCATCGTTCCGCTGCCTCAGAATTGGCGCAGCGGCGGCGCGCAAGGTCAGGGTCAGCAAAAGAATGTGACAATCAATCAGTACATAACGACGCAGGCGAACCCTGACCGAATCACTCGCACACTGCTCACCGGGCTTCGGACGGCGGGCGTAGGTA